AGGAGTTGCCTAATGGTAAGTGGCAAGCTCAGTACCAGCAGAACCCGGTAGCTGAAGAAGCGGCCGTCATCAAACGCGAGTGGTGGAAGCGGTGGGAGGAAGAGGATCCTCCGGACTGTGAGTTTGTGCTTCAAGCGTGGGATACGGCGTTTGAGAAGAACCAGCGGGCTGACTATTCGGCCTGTACGACCTGGGGCGTGTTCTATAGGAATGATGAGCACGGTGAACCTCAGGCAAACATCATCTTGTTGAACGCCATACGTGATCGAGTGGAGTTCCCGGACCTAAAGAAACTGGTGCTTCAACAGTACAAAGAATGGGATCCGGACTCGGTGGTGATTGAGAAACGGGCGTCTGGTGGTCCGTTGATCTATGAGCTGCGGGCTATGAACGTGATGGTTCAAGAGTTTACGCCCGTAAAGGGGAACGATAAGATAACTCGCCTGAACGCCGTTTCAGACATCTTTGCTTCGGGTCGCGTGTGGGCACCAAACACCTCGTGGGCCGAAGAGGTGGTTGATGAAGTGGCGGGCTTTCCCAACTCGGAACACGATGACTACGTGGATACCGTCTCGTTGGCTCTCATGCGGTTTCGTCGAGGAGGTTACATCCGTACCGCACTTGACGAAGAAGATGAGCCGTCCTACTACCGTAGACGCCCAGCGTTCTACTAAGGAACAAACATGATCGACAAGTCCTTTTATCAAGCACCCCAGGGCACAATTGACTTGGAGGAGCCTGATGTTGAGATCGTTATTGAAGAGCCGGAATCAGTAGCCATCCGATCAGGGGATGTTGAGCTTCTCATTGAAAAGATGGATCCGGACTTCGGTGCGAATCTGGTTGAACTAATGGACCCGCAAGAACTCTCCCATTTGGCCGGAGAGTTGATTGGCGAGTTCGAGATGGATCTTTCGTCTCGCAAAGACTGGATTCAAACGTATGTAGACGGTCTTGAGCTTCTTGGCATGAAGATCGAGGACCGGACTGAGCCGTGGCCGGGTGCCTGTGGTGTGTATCACCCTCTTTTGGCTGAGACGCTAGTCAAGTTCCAGTCAGAGACCATCATGGAGACCTTTCCTGCTCAGGGTCCAGTCAAGACACAAATCATTGGTAAAGAGACGACTGAGAAGAAAGATGCTGCGATTCGTGTCAAGGACGATATGAACTATCGCTTGACCGACGAGATGACCGAGTACAGGCCCGAACATGAGCGAATGCTGTGGGGCTTGGGCTTGGCGGGTAACGCTTTCAAGAAGGTCTACTACGATCCGAACCTCGAACGCCCGGTGGCTACGTTTGTACCGGCTGAAGACATGGTGGTCCCGTATGGCGCATCGAGTTTGATGACTGCGGAGCGTGTAACCCATGTTATGCGGAAGACTAAGAACGAAATCGTGCGTCTTCAGGCCGCAGGGTTTTATGTTGACGCCGAACTTGGCGAGCCGGTAGCGACCTTTGACGAGGTTGAGAAGAAGATTGCTGAGAAGATGGGGTTCCAAGCCACCTCAGATGACCGGTTCAAGCTGCTTGAGATGCACGTTAACCTCGATCTTCCGGGTTTTGAGGACATGGAAGACGGGGAAGAGACGGGAATTGCTCTGCCTTACGTGGTCACGATTGAGAAAAACACGCAAACCGTGCTGGCCATCCGCAGAAACTGGAACCCAGACGACCCTCTAAAGCTCAAACGGAACCATTTTGTTCACTACGGCTACGTTCCGGGCTTTGGTTTCTACCACTTTGGCCTGATTCACTTGATCGGAGCGTTTGCCAAGTCTGGAACCTCTCTGATCCGGCAGCTTGTAGACGCTGGAACCCTATCGAACCTCCCTGGCGGCTTCAAAACCCGTGGTTTGAGGGTCAAAGGTGACGATACGCCCATCTCTCCGGCCGAATGGAGGGATGTAGATGTCGCCTCCGGGACGATCAAAGACAACATCCTGCCGCTTCCGTACAAAGAACCCAGTCAGGTTTTGGCAGGATTGCTCGACAAGATCATTGATGAGGGCAGGAGGTTCGCATCTGCGGCTGATCTGAAGGTTGCAGACATGTCCTCCCAGAGTCCGGTGGGTACCACCCTAGCGATTCTGGAGAGAACGCTCAAGATCATGTCGGCCATCCAGGCTCGGATTCATTACTCGATGAAACAGGAGTTCAAGCTCCTGAAGACCATCATTCGGGACTACACCCCGGAGGAGTATGACTACGAGCCGGTGGAAGGCACCCGTAGGGCCAAGAAGGGTGACTACGATCATGTCGATGTCATCCCGGTTTCTGATCCCAACGCCGCAACAATGTCGCAGAAGGTGGTTCAGTACCAGGCCGCGCTTCAGCTCGCACAATCGGCACCCCAGTTGTACGACCTCGCCCAGCTTCATCGGCAGATGTTGGATGTACTGGGTATCAAGAATGCGTCCAAGCTGGTGAAACTTGAAGACGATGAGAGGCCGACGGATCCGATTACCGAGAACATGAACATGCTTAGGATGAAGCCGCTCAAGGCGTTTTCATTCCAAGACCAAGATGCTCATATTGCAGCGCACCAAGCGTTCTTGCAGGATCCGAAGACTGCACAGATGATCGGTCAGAATCCTTTGGCCAATCAGATGATGGCGGCTATGCAGGCGCATATTGCAGAGCACTATGCCTTCGCATACCGCAACATGATTGAGCAGCAGGTAGGGGGTCCGTTGCTTCAGACGGGTGATGATGAGCCTCTGCCTCCCGACATGGAGAACGCGGTGGCACGGATGGTTGCCCAAGCGGCCCAGCAGCTTACCCAGAAGCACATGGCCGAAGCCCAACAGCAGCAGGCCCAACAACAAGCCCAAGACCCGATCATTCAGATGCAACAGCAGGAACTCCAGCTCAAAGCGCAGGAGCTCCAGCGTAAGGCCCAGAAGGATCAGGTGGATGCTCAACTCAGGTTGCAGCAACAACAGATTGAACAAGAGCGCATTGCCTCACAGGAAAGGCAGGCGGTCGCAGCAATGCAGTCCCGAGAGGAGATTGAGGGGCTCAAGATTGGCATCGACATTGCCAAAAGCACCGAAGCCAGACCGGCCGAGGGCACAACCAAGGAGCGTAGATGAGCAAAGACCTTCTTCTGTATCTCTCAAAAAAGATACAAGAAGAGATGAATCAGATTGAAAACGATCTACCGATGGGCACGGCAAAGGACATTAGCGACTACAAGTACGCTTGTGGCGTTTACCGTGGCTTGATGGTAGCCAACAACATCTTGGCCGAAACCGCAGACCGGTGGGAGAGCATAGATGAGTGAACTTCTGATCGGCGCAGACCCCGATAATCCAGAAGCAGCTACGGTGTTACCCGACACCGCAGAACGCAAAGCGAAACAGTTGCCCGACCCATCTGGCTACCGGATCCTTTGTGCGATTCCTGAGATTGAAGATGTCTTTGATAGCGGGATTGTTAAAGCAGACATCACGATGCAACACGAGGAGTTACTCACCACGGTGTTGTTTGTGATCAAGCTCGGCCCAGACTGCTACAAAGACGAGAAGCGTTTTCCAAGTGGTCCTTGGTGCAAGGAAGGCGATTTTGTTCTAGTTCGTCCACACGCGGGCACTCGGCTCAAGATTCACGGTCGAGAGTTCCGGATCATTAACGACGATTCTGTCGAGGGAGTGGTAGAAGATCCTCGCGGCATCAGTCGCAAGTAAGGAGAGATCATGAACGATCCCAAACAAATCCCAGAGATTGATGTCGAGCTTGAAGAAACCCAGGTTGAGGTTGAAGACGATACTCCTCCAGAGGATCGTGGTAGGGAGCCTTTGCCTGGTGAGATTGTTAAAGAGCTAGAACAGGACGACCTTGAGGACTACTCGGAAAAGGTCAAGATTCGTCTGAAGCAGATGAAGAAGGTTTGGCACGATGAGCGTCGCGCCAAAGAGGCGGCAGACCGAGAGCGACAAGAAGCGATCGCGTTTGCCCAGCGAGTCTTGGCAGAAAACAAACACCTTAAAGATCGTGTGACCGATGCGGACAAGGAGCGTATTGAGCGTGAGCTTGATAAGGCTCGGCGTGAACATCAAGAAGCGTTTACTGCGGGTGATAGTGAAAGATTGTCCGAAGCCAGTGAAAAACTTGCTTTGGCACGAGTAAAGATGGAAAGCATTCAAAATGCGCCCTCTTTACAAGAAACTGAAGTTCAGGTAAATAATCAACCACAAGTTTCTACGCCGGATCAAAAAGCAGTTTCGTGGCAAGAGCGAAATCGCTGGTTTGGTACAAACCGTCTTATGACGGGAATGGCGTTAGGGCTTCATGAGGAGTTAGTGCAGGAGCATGGCCCTGCCTACGCCTCGACGGATGAATACTACTCACGGATCGACAAAGCGATGCGTGAGCGGTTTCCTGAGCAATTTGAAACGCAGACTGGGGGCGGCAAGCCTAGTCAGCGCACAGACAGCAGACCTGCCACGGTTGTAGCTCCGGCTTCGCGTAGCACTGCCCCCAAAAAGGTGATGCTGAAGCAGAGTCAAGTTGAGCTTGCTCGAAAACTTGGAATCCCGCCCGAAGCCTATGCTCGGGAATACGCAAAGCTACAGGAGCGATGAAATGGCTGAAAACCGACTTGCACGCAGTGTTGAAAACCGAGAAGCATCTATGCGAGTGGAATCGTGGCGTCGCCCAGAGGCGTTGCCCGAGCCCGATAAACAAGCTGGATACCAGTATCGGTGGATTAGGGTGACCTACCTTGGCCGTCCGGACGCCAAGAACATTTCCGCCAAAATGCGGGAAGGTTGGGAGCCGGTGCGGATTGAGGAGCAACCCAAATTTAAGTTCTTCCTTGATCCAGAAAGTCGCTTCAAGGACAACATTGAGGTCGCTGGATTGTTGCTCTGCAAGATGCCTGAAGACTTTGTTGAGCAGCGTGGTGCTTACTACGCAAAGCAGACAAAGGACAACATGACTGCTGTGGACAACAACTTCATGAAGGAAAACGATCCGAGGATGCCGCTTTTCTCTGAGAAGCAAACCAAGGTTCGTTTTGGCAAAGGCAATTAACTAGGAGTCTCACATGTCTTACCCCTCCGTTGACGGCCCTTACGGGCTTGTTCCGATCAATCTGATCGGCGGTCAGGTGTTTGCCGGTGCAACTCGTCAGATCCCCATTGCATCTGCTTCTGCTACGGCCATCTTTTATGGTGACGTTGTGAAGCTGGCTGACACTGGTCTTCTGACGAAAGAAACCGGCACTGCAACCGCGACCCCGGTTGGTGTGTTTCTTGGCTGTTCGTACACTGACGCTACGTTTGGCAAGGTGTTTCGACAGTTTTACCCCGGTGCTATTACTGCAAGCGACATTGTTGCGTATGTGCAGGACGATCCGGATGCACTGTTCAAAGTAGCCGTGACGAGTGCTGGAACCTCGACGATCAGCTATGTGAATCGCACCGCTGTTGGCAACAACTCGGCGCTGATTCAAGGTACTGGTTCGACGACCACTGGCAACTCGGCTGTTTCGATCAGCGCGACGACTGCGACCACGGCTACGCTGCCGGTTCGCGTCATCGACGTTGTACCCGAGACGGCGATTGCTGGCTATCCCGGCTCGTACACGGAAGTGATCGTGAAGTGGAATGCACCTAACGTCACTAGTCAAACTGTCGCAGGCGGGCATCAGTATCTGAACCCGACCGGCGTTTAAGGAGTGACAAATGGCTATTTCACGCGCACAACTACTGAAAGAGCTGCTCCCTGGACTGAACGCCCTGTTCGGCATGGAGTACGCCCGCTATGGCGAAGAGCACAAGGAGATTTTCGAGACCGAAAGCTCCGAGCGTTCGTTTGAAGAGGAAACCAAACTGTCTGGGTTCTCCGCCGCTCCGGTGAAGAACGAGGGCAGCGCGATTGCCTACGATAACGGCCAAGAGGCTTGGACCGCACGCTACACGCACGAGACGATCGCTCTCGGTTTCTCGCTGACGGAAGAGGCCATCGAGGACAACCTCTATGACTCCCTGTCGTCGCGTTACACGAAGGCTCTTGCCCGTGCTATGGCGTACACCAAGCAGACCAAGGCTGCTGCGGTTCTGAACAACGGCTTCAATTCCACCTACAAAGGTGGGGATGGCGTCGAACTGTTCAGCACCGCGCATCCGCTG